ATGCCAAAGAAGAACACAGTTACGATCTTTGCGATCAACCTACCATCCTTTGCGCCCCCGGCATCGGTCATGCTCGGCAAGCTGCCGTGGACTACTGCGTAAAGATGGGGGAAAACAAGCTCTTCATGCTTGATGATGATCTCACCTTCGCGCTTCGCAGAACTGATAAGCCAGAGTTGTTCACGACACCTACAGATTTAGGGCTCGTGTACTGCTTTGAAGATGTAGAAAAATTGCTTGACGATTATCACCACGTCGCCATCGCGCCACGCGAGGGAGGAAATCGCCGAACTAATCCTTACGTCCACAACAATAGGGCTCTACGAGCCCTAGCATACCGCGTTGACACACTCCAAAAGGAGAGCATACGCTTTGACGACGCAGAGTTGATGGAAGACTTCACCGTCCAGCTTCGCCTCTTGCTCAAGGGATACCCCCACTGCTCCATTAACTGGATGGTGCAGAATCAGGGAGGCTCCAACACTACGGGAGGGTGCTCTACTTACCGCACCATGGAGTCACAAGCGAAGGCTGCTCGCGCTTTGAAGGAACGCTTTCCGGACTTCGTAACTCTAACGCAGAAAAAGACCAAGACAGCGTGGGGCGGGCAAGAGCGCACTGACGTCATTATTCAATGGAAGAAAGCCTACGAATGGGGGAGCGCACATGCAGGAAAGAGTTGAGCTTCTAGCGCACTGGATTCACGAGCGTAGAGCCATACACCTGCGACGCCTAAATGGAGACGTTCCACCGTGGACTGCTGACCCTATACTACGTGACTACCGCTTCTGTAACGTGGAGCGGGAGCACGATGCAGTAACGATGTGGATATCCGAGAACTGGCGCGAACCTCTACACGCGCACCCAAACCTCACAGCAGCGATGGTGCTGGCCCGCCTGCTGAATAATCCCACAACCCTCGCCGCCATTGGAACTCCGTTTGCGTGGGACGATGATAGGATACGCACCTTAATCAAGTGCCGTAGAGCGGACGGCAAGAAAATTCTCAACCCTGCCTACCTTGTCACGACCTGCGGCGTGTCCATGGACAAGGTGGATTACATTGTGGATATAGCCTCCACGGTTCAGCACTCCAAGATCGCGCCACTAGAGGGGGAGCAGCTGAGTTCCTTCCATCTTCGCCTTATGGGATTCAAAGGTCTGGGCAATTTCCTCGCCGGTCAGGTAATCGCAGACCTTAAAAATACCACAGATAACCCCCTCCAAAAGGCCGCTGACTACTGGAGTTGGGCGGCTGTTGGCCCCGGTAGCATAAAGGGGCTGCGAGCGGTCCTAGGCCGTCCTGACGTGTCTGAGAGGCACTTTTTACCCCTTGCTACAAAGCTGTATGCGGACACGCAGGAAATTTACGGAGAGCCTCTTAATCTTCACATGCAGGACTTCCAGAACTGCCTGTGTGAGTTCTCTAAATACTGGCGAGCGCACTCCGGAGAGGGAGTTCCGAAGCAGAGATACTATGTCAGTCGGTAAAATCGTTAAGCGATTCAAGTATCCGGATGGCAGACTCACTGCTATGATCTGCATTGACGAATGTTGGAAGGTCGAGGTATTCTCCAGTGATGAAGCTGTGGAGGAGTTCGCCAAACAGAATGACCTAACTGTAGAGGAGATGAGGCGAGATGAAGATTCAGGGGCGTAACGTCAACACTACCTTCACTGAGGCCCTATGGGCTATGAAGGTGGAGAATAAAATAGAAGGGTCAAGGGCGGGCAGAGTCCGGACTGCGCAGGAGCCGGTCCTCATAACTCATGACAAGCCGAGAGAGCGAGTTCTCTTTTGTGAAGAGCGGATGGAGAACCCGATATTCCACTTCATGGAGTGCTTGTGGATGATGGCAGGGCGGCAAGACTCTAAGTGGCTGGAGCAATTCAACCCGCGCATGGCAGAGTTTGCGGAGAAAGATGGAATACTGCATGGAGCCTACGGTTGGAGATGGCGGCACCACTTCGGTATAGATCAGATAAAGGAAGTGGTGAGGATGCTTCTTGCCGAGCGCACAACGCGCCGTGCAGTCATACAAATGTGGAATCCGCTTGACGACCTCAACATAGAGAAGAAAGACCTACCCTGCAATACGCACATCTACTTCCGCTCCTATGGTAAGAAGTTGGACATGACCGTGTGCAACAGGTCGAACGACCTAGTATGGGGAGCTCTTGGGTCTAACGTGGTGCATTTCTCCTTCCTCCACGAACTCATAGCCCACGCCTCGGGAATGTTCACAGGAGCCATGCATCAGTTCACGAACAACCTACATATCTACGAGCGCCACTGGCACTTCTTGGATATCCCACCTGCTTGTGAGCAGTATGAAGATCTGGATGTGCAGCCCTATCCAATCGTCAAAGGGTCGCTCTCTAGCTGGCTCAGAGAGTGCGGGGAGTTTGTAGATGGTAAGGCCGCTGGCTTCACTGAGCCGTTCTTCAGCGAAGTAGCCATACCGATGTTTAGTGGGGAGCTTCACAAGATCAAGGCTACAGATTGGAGGTTAGCATGTGAGAGGTATAAAGAGCGTAAAAAGCTGGCACCTACCCCCTAGGCACTACCCTGGTGACGCGTCACAGCGCGTCCTGACCAACTCTTAAAGGTGATTTATGGCTCAAAAAGCTAACAAGCGGCAAATAGGCGGGAATCACTACCAAAAACCCATCCAGCACTGGGATTTCGTGATTCAAAACAACATGCCCTACATGGAGGCCCAGATCTTCAAATACCTCGTTCGCTGGCGCGAAAAGGGCGGGGTAAAGGATCTGCAAAAGGCACAGCACTTCCTGGAGAAGCTCATTGAAGTCAATAAGAGTTTTACACCTCCGGCCTAGTTGTGGTAAGCTACACCATGCCTGCACGGGCTCGTAAGATGGCTACGCTGTCCTAGACTCGCCGAGGGGCGGGGTGCCATCTCCCCTCACTAACTTGGAGTTACGAATGAAGCCCATGCTCGCAGCTACGGTGACGGATGTGGAAGCCCTGCGCTATCCACTTCTTGCCAGCCCTAAACTGGATGGTGTCCGCGCTCTTGTGATTAATGGCGTTGTGATGTCTCGCAGTATGAAGCCCATACCGAACAACTACGTGCAGACTTGCTATCGGGAGCTTGAGGGCTTCGATGGTGAACTCATAGTGGGTTCCCCAACTGCCAAGGACGTTTACCGCCAGACTGTTTCGGGCGTAATGTCGGAGGGTGGGGTCCCCAGTGTAAGTTTCAAAGTGTTTGACCAACAAGTCCCTGATCTTTGCTTTGACACACGACTGCATTGCGTCGATCGGCACTTCAGATGGCCGCATCAACTGGTTGAGTCTCCCACTAAACTCGCAGCCTACGAAGGTTTAGTCTTGCGGCGGGGATACGAGGGCGTAATACTGCGCGATCCCAGCGCTCCATACAAACAAGGGCGCTCCACTCTGCGTGAACAAGGAATGCTGAAGTTGAAGCGTTTCATGGATGATGAAGCTGTAGTGGTCGGCTTCGAAGAACTCATGCACAATGCGAATCCTGCCATCATCAACGAGCTAGGGCACACCGCGCACTCCAGCCACAAGGCGAACATGGTCGGACGCGGCACCCTCGGTGCTCTAGTAGTGACGTGGCAAGGCAGAGAGTTCCGCATTGGCACTGGCTTCACGGATGCTGAGCGCCAAGATATTTGGAATAACTTCACGAAGTATCTCCTGAAAACCGTGAAGTTCAAATACCTCGCTGTGGGCATGAAGGACTTGCCCCGGCACCCTGTTTTTCTTGGATGGAGGGATGCACGTGACACTTGATCAGCTCAATGCAATGAATTATCAACTTGCTATGCTCCAAGGGCTAGGGCGGCTGGGAGCGCGCCCGCCCGCAGAGAGCAAGGAGACAAGAGCCAAAGCCTACGCCCTAGAAGTTAGGCTTCGGAAGCCGCAGATGCAGGTCAAGAGGATTACGTGAAACTCCTGCTTATCCTACTGCTCACCATCGCTCCAGCCTCTGCTGCTGTCATCACGAACCCGCAGGGCTGCATCGAGTATGCGGTGTGGATGGAGCGAACTGTTTTTACGTGGTGCCCGCCGACACATGCGAGGTATTGAGGAGGGACACATGAGCAAGTCTGACCGGAAGATGCTTAGAGTTTATCGGGCGGCGATGCGCGAATGTCGAAAGCATCCTGATTGTCCGTGTACGTTATGCCGAGCCTGCGCCGCTGCCGCGAAAGGGGGAAGGAAATGAGCCAGCCTGACAGACTGACGCCAGAACACGAACACTGCTGGCACGATACTGGGAAGATGCTGACTTCTAATCCGCCATACGCGGTTGACGTATGTTGCTGGTGCGGAAAGGAACGCAGCTCGAGAGTGAGGAGCTATTCTCCTACCGGGTTACATGGCGAGCACAGTCCTGATTTCGCTAAGAAGGTGAGCCCATGAGCCAGCCTGACAGACTGACGCCGTAGCAGATTGAGGAATACCGCATGGACGCAACTAATGCTGCTATGTGGACAACAGCTACTGGCCCCGGCTGGCCTAAAGGAGAACCGGCGTATTTAATATCTCCTAAAGCATTGCGCGCCCTTTGCGACATGGCCCTCCGATCTCCCGACCTCGACGCGGTTATCGAGGCGACGATTCGGGAGATAGACGACTTAACGACGAAACAGATCAACGCCACCAACGCTATGCTGAAGGCCGAGGCTCGGGCGCGGGAGAAGGATACGCGGAGATTTCAGTATTTGCAAAATATCCCAAAGACGGAGGCTCAGGCTTTCTTTTGGAACTTCGATTCGCGCAGGCAATGAGCAGCAGCCATTGACGCCGCGCTCGCGGAGAAGGATGACCATGATCAAGAGTAAATACGCGGATCTCTGGG